GTTTAAAGAAAACTCACAAGCTGCTGCATTTGCACTAGACGATTATAAGCGTGGTTTAAAACTTATGCGCCTTCATCTTATGGAACCAGCTCCCGGTTATTTCAAAGATGACAGAATGAGATTTGTTTAATGTCTCAGCCTTGGGGATATTCTTGTAGAGGCGGTCTAAACGTCAACCTAAACCAGCTTGAAATGCTTCAGCAGCCGGGACAAGCCACAAGACTTCGTAACTTTGAAGTAGATCCTGATGGCGGCTACAGGCGCATTGATGGCTTTACGCCTTTTGGGGATACAAAACCAAATGGTAGTGAAGCAGTATTAGGCATGGCTGTTTACGCTGATGGCGTTATTGTATGTTCAGGCACTGGTATATTCTTCAGTGTTGATGGTGAAGAAACATGGATGCAAATAAACAAGGCTTCTGTTCATAGTAGCGGTGATGACTACGGAACTTTTAACAGCCGTTCAAATGCTGCTAGAACAAATCAGGGACGCTGTACTTTTGCAATCTATGAGGGTACTTCAGATTACGGGCAAATTGTAATCTGTGACGGAGTCAATGAGCCATTTTTATTTCAGATGACAGGAACAGCGGGTTTAAGCTCTAGAACCTTTTTTGCTAAAGAAATTACTGTAAGCAGCACTGTAGGCCCAGCAATAGCAGTTATACACGATAAACACCTTGTGGTTGCTGGTGATGCGTCATCTAAAAATACTGTGTACTATAGTGGTACAAATGATATAGATAGTTTTAGTAGTACAGGATCAGGTAGCGTAGTAATTTCTGACGCTGTTGTAGGACTAGCAAGCTTTCGTGGTGACCTTATTATATTTTGTAAAAACAGTATTCACAAGCTTTCTAACATTAACGATTCTAATAACATAGCCGTTACGCCTATTACAACTAACGTAGGTTGTTTATCTCACGGCAGCATACAAGAAATTGGTGGTGATATTTTATTCTTAGCTCCAGACGGTGTACGTACTGTAGCAGGTACAGCGCGTATTGGTGACGTAGAGTTAAGCTCTGTTAGTAGACAAATACAAGAAATTTTAAAAGATGTAGCAGCTAACTCTGGTTTTATTATTACTAGCGCAGTTTTAAGAAGTAAGTCTCAGTACAGATTATTTTATAGTACTAATACTGAAAGTCCTTCAGTTGCTAAAGGTATTATTGGAACATTAACCTCTAATGGTTTTGAATGGTCAGAAACACTAGGCATTCAGGCACTGGGTATTATTTCTGACTTAGATGCGGATGGAGTAGAAAAAGTATATCATGGTGACAAAGATGGTTATATTTACAACCATACAGCAGGTGCTTCTTTCTATAATGCAGGAGCGGCTACTAATATTTCATCAGTTTACCAAACTCCTGATTTTGACTTTGGTGACGTAGGAACTAGAAAAACTTTAAAGTATGCTAGAGTTTCTTTTAGTCCTGAAGGAGCAGTCCTTCCTAGTTTTAGGGTACGTTATGATTATGAAGATCCTAGCGTCCCACAACCAGAACCTTTTTCTATAGCTACAATTGCACTACCTGCTATTTTTGGAACAGCAGTATTAGGCGCTGTAACCTTTGGAGCAACCAGTGATCCTATGGAGCGTATTACATTGGAAGGCTCTGGACATACATGTAGCTTTAGAATTTTTAGCGACGATCAAAAACCATCATACGCTGTAAACGGTATTTACATAGATTATATGCCTTCAGGCAGGAGATAAATTAATGGCTCAGAATTATACAAGACAAAGTTCGTTTGCTGATGGCGATACAATTACAGCGGCTTTATTTAACAATGAATTTAACCAAGTAGTAAACGCTTTTGCATACTCTGCAAGCAGTGACAGCTCTACTGGACACAAGCACGATGGTACTAGCGGTCAAGGCGGTAACATTCCGCAGATTGGTGACATAGACTTTTTAAACAAGATTGTTGTAGATAACACAAATAACAGGTGGGGTTTCTATGTACAAGTTTCAAGCGGAACAGTGGAACAGATTCGTATCCAAGATGGAGCTATTGTTCCTGTTACTGATAATGATATTGATCTTGGGACATCCTCACTGGAGTTTAAAGATTTATTTTTGGATGGAACAGCTCACATTGATACTTTGGATGTCGATGTCAACGCCACGGTTGCTGGAACTTTAGGTGTTACAGGAGCTACTACACTTTCTAGTGATCTAAGTGTAGGTGGTAATCTTACTGTTACAGGCAACGCAACTATTGCAGGTAACTTAACCTTTGGTGACGCAGCAACAGACACAGTAGCTTTTAGTGCTGATGTAGCTTCTAATCTCCTGCCTAGCGTAGATAATACTTATGACTTAGGAGCATCAGGTTCTGAGTGGAAAGACCTATACATTGACGGTACTGCAAACATTGATAGCCTTGTAGCTGATACAGCAGACATTAACGGCGGCACAATTGATAGTGCTATTATTGGTGGCACAACTCCTGCGGCTGGTAGCTTTACTACTGGTGCGTTTAGTTCCACATTGGGTGTCACAGGCGTATCCACTCTAGCCGCGATGACAGCCACTACGGGGACGTTTAGTGGGAGTGTTGCTCTCGCAGGCAGTAACGGAGGGCTATTACTTAACAACTCAGCGACTGCTGACAACACCATCCAACTGATTACCACTGGCGGCACGACTTATGTCGGGGCCAATGGTTCTGCGGGTAATAGATTTACAGGCAGCTCTGCTTATGCTTCAACATTCGGCACGACTGCGGCTAATGCTCTTGAACTAGCGACTAACAACACTGTACGAATGACCATATCCTCCACAGGAGCCGTTATTTTTAGTGGCAGCGTCACGGCGACAGGCACTTCAGTCTTTTCCAGCCTAGATATTTCTGGAGACATTGATGTAGATGGTACAGCTAATCTTGATGTTGTAGATATAGACGGTGCTGTTGACATGGCTACAACGCTTACTGTTGCAGGTAACGTAGACTTTAATGGTGATCTAGATGTAGATGGAACAACTAACTTAGATGTTGTAGACATTGATGGCGCTGTAGACTTTGCATCTACAACAGCTCACGCAGGTGATGCAATTTTTGCTGACAATGTTACAGCCTCCTTCGGCGCTGACAGTGACCTACAGATTTTTCACAATGGAAGTAACAGTTGCATTACTGAGGTAGGTACTGGAAATCTAATAATCCGAAGTACAACAAGCACAATATTTCAAGGAGCTTCGGCTGCTGAGAATAAATTAATACTCACTGAAAATGGCGCAGTGTCAGCTTATTACGACAATGCCCTAAAACTAGCCACCACCTCCACAGGCATAGACGTTACTGGCACAGTCACAGCCACAGGCACTTCAGTCTTTGCCAGCCTAGACATCTCAGGTGACATAGACGTAGACGGCACGACTAACCTTGATGTCGTGGACATTGATGGTGCTGTGGATATGGCTAGTACTCTAGCGGTTGGTGGTACTGTCACGGTCACAGGTAATTTGATCAACTTTAATACTGGCTCAGGGAACGCCCCTTATATACAGCATACTGGAAACCAACTAGACATACGGGGTGGTACAGGGTCAACAAGATTTCTCAACAACGCAGGCAGTCAATCTACAGTCACTATTCGTGATACTGGAAATGTTATTGGATCAGGACTTGATGTCACGGGTTCGGTCACGGCTAGTAGTACGCTTACAGCTCAGAAACTGGTTTCTACAAATGGCATTTTGGAGCTGGACGATAATGGTACACATAATGGAATCATTAACTCGCCTGCCAGCCTGTTTATAAATATAGACTCAGACAACGGCGCAACTGGCGAAGACTTCGTTATAGGTAAAGACCGCACTGGGACTTCAGGTGGTACTGAGTTGTTTAGAGTGCAGGAAGATGGCTTCGTGGGTATTGGCGTTACTCCAGTTACCACCCTTGATGTAAAGGGAGCTAGTGATGTTGTTGCTTCTTTTAGAAGCTCAACAAATAACGGGAATACTTCAGAAGCAAAAATCAGGGCTGTAGACAGTGACAGTTCTCACGTTGCTACTTTCTTGTTTCAGGGGTACGAGCATAGATTTCAAAATGCAAGCGGTGCAGAACAGGTGCGCATCGATGCAGGCGGGTCAGTTTTAATCGGAAAAACGACTCCTACTGACCTGCATAACACTTGGAATCACATCATAATTGG